TAATGATGCCAGAAGTAGTCGGATTAAAATCTGATACCACAGCAATCAAAACCAAACCAGTAGAAAAGACTATCACTTTAGAGGCTAAGAACACAGTGATATTAAAAGGACCGGTCACATCTAGATCTGTGGCTGAGGTTCAGAAAAAGGTTTTAGACATGTCTTTTAACCTGTCGAAAAGGACACCTATCTATTTAGTACTAGATACACCAGGAGGATCTGTTTTTGCAGGACTTCAGATGATTGACTTTCTAAGAGCTCTGGACCAAAAAGTGCACACTGTAACTTTGTTCGCGGCGTCCATGGGATTTCAGATTGCCCAAAATATGGATACCAGATACATTGGAACCTCATCAACTTTAATGAGCCACAGAGCTAGACTCGGCGGTCTTGGAGGTCAACTTGATGGTGAGTTTGAATCCAGATACAATATGATCAAAAGACAAGTAGACTATCTTGACACCGTGGCTGCTAAGAGAATGAAAATGTCTTTGGAGCAATATAAACAAAAAATTGTTAATGAGTATTGGATCCACGGATATGACTCGGTTAGGAAAAACGCAGCTGACGAGCAAGTCAATCTTAAGTGCGGAAAGAGTCTGAACGGCACCGTTCCTAAGACTTATAGAAGTATGTTCGGTTTGATAGACGTTGAATTTAGTGAGTGCCCATTGATTAAAGGACCGCTGTCTGTCAACTTTAGAGGTGAGGATAAGAATATTCCTAAGCTCAGAAAACTGTCAGACGACATGTTCAACAACGAGAAATACGTTAGAGAATACATCGTAACTGGCAAACATTACAACACTTTTGGATTTTAACACCAACTAAATAACAAATCAATCACGGATGATTGAAAATGAAAGCAAACAATTTTTGGAATTCCTGCCCTAAAAACTTAGACCGATTGCCAACTTCTTTGTGCGATCGGACTGAGTGCCCCTGGCATCTCAACTCAAAGAAAGATAATTTTTGTTTCTGGAAATACGTCAAACGAAATTCTAAAGTAGACGGCAGCATGGAACCCACCTCTGTGGCTAACATGTCAAAATTATTAGGAATTCCAGAATCAGATATTCCTAAAGAGCTAGAAGCTGCTTCTAAAAACCTTCACTCTATCCTTAAAGAACAAGGCTTTGACGCAGAACTTAAGCAATCAGATCAGACCATAAACAAAACCACACCTGGCAATTTATCAGTTATCAAGAGTGACTAACCTTTGTTGTTATAATTTAAAATAGATACGTTATTCTTGAGGAGCTTATGAAAGATAAATTTTCGTTTGTTATGCCAGCAGAGATCCAGAAGTCAGAAGATGGCGAATGGAAAATTGCAGGTTTAGCATCCACTGAGTCTATGGACCAACAAGGTGAGACTATAATGCAGAAAGGCATCGACCTTTCTCCAATCGACCAAAAAAGAGGATATTTCAACTTTGACCACCTAAAAGGTCCTGAGAATTTAGTTGGAACCATCGACGGGTATAGCCAGACTGGCAATGGCCTGTACGTGTATGGAAAGCTATTCAAAAACCACGACAAAGCCAAATCAGTATATCAGATCATGTCCAGTCTTGGAAAGTCCGACACCGGACGCGTCGGACTTTCTGTTGAAGGTAAGATCTTAAAAAGAAACCCAAATAATCCTAAAGTAATTGAGAAATGCCAAATTGACAAAGTGGCTATCACTTTCAACCCGGTAAACCAACAGACATACGCTGATCTCGTAAAGTCAATGTCTGGTGGTGCTGAGATTGAGTTCAACGCCACAGAAGACAGTTATAACGACGAAGCACCCGTCAGCACATACACGGCTGATCAGGTCTTATCTATTGTGGAAAAAGCATTAGGCGTAGGCGCTGGATACACCCAAGCGCCTAATACTCTTACAGATGGCGATGCTATGGCTACGTCTGATATGAATACTAAAAAGAAGAAAAATAAAAAAGACGAGTCAAATAAAGCCGATGGCGACACTATGGATAAAGCCCAAGGGCCTTGCTGGGATGGACACGAAAGAGTTCCTGGTACAAAAGAAATGACTCCTGGGTCTTGCAGAAAAAAGAAAAAACTAAAAAAATGCAGCCAAAAACTATACAAATCTAAAATGATTGGAATGCTAGACCAGCTCCAAAAACTGTATCCTAATAATTCAAGAACAGAATTATGGGACGCAGTTAAGGACCGGATGGAAACTAGGTTCCCTGAATTACTATATCCAGAAAGTTAGTTGTTATAATTATTTTAAGAAATCATAAGGAGACTAGGCATGTCTAAAGAAGCACAAGAAAACGAAACACTTGAAAAATCAATTGACTCTCTGATCGATGAGCTATTTGTTGAAGAGGACGTTGAAAAATCTATAGATATTGCTGGAGACGCTAACACTCTTGCAGATCCTGTTATGAACTCAGCGCCTAAGAATCCTAATGACGATTCTAGAGGTGCTGGACGTTCTAGAGAGATCCATGATGTTCCTGAGACCGATGAAGATGGTCAAAAATCAAAAGAATATGACGCGGCAATCTCAAATGATGCTTCAGAAGAAGATCAGCCTGAGATTAGCCAAGTATCAGATATGAGCCAAGTCGAAGAAAAAAACAGAATGGGAGGCGCTGCTAAGGCCCCTAAAATGGCGCCATTTAAAAAGTCAGAGATCAGTGAAGAAGACTGGGCAGAATTTCAAGCTTTCAAAAAGAGCCAAGAAGAAGCCAAAGCTGAAGAGCTCAAAAAAGCTAAACTAACTGAGCAAGAAGACCTTATTAAGTCTGTAGTAGATCGTACAATGCAAGCTGCTTCTGCTAAATACGAAGGTGAGATTGCCGATCTTAAAAAGTCTCTAAGTGAGCAAGAAACTCTAGTCAAAGCAATGGCTAATAAGCCTGTGCCATCTAAGTCTGTAACTAATGTTGAAGCTCTTGAAAAGAGTGTCGATAACGGTGGACAGCCTAAGCAAGAAGCTTTTACTAAGTCTGAGATGCTTGATGCGGCTGAAGAACTAGCTCTTAATAAGTCAGTTCCTGAGTTTGATGTGGATCATGTGGTTGAGCTGGAAAACAACGGCTACATTTATGATCCACAAGCAAGAACAGCTTTTGAGAAATACCTTCAAAGAAAATAGTCAATTTGATATAATATAGTTAACAATTTATTACAACTAAACGATAACAAAATTAAACTCTTAAGGAGAGACACATGTCACAAGTAATTGATCAAGTAGCAAATGATCCGTCGATTACTGGTTTTGGTAGTCACTCTGCTAAGGAAGTAGAAGAGCTCAACAAAGCGCTTTCTATCTCTCAAAACTATGGTACAACTGCACCTAATGACCTTGTTCAAGGTGGAGCGCTATCAGTTGAGGACCTTGACAGAACACTAAAACTCGTTACTCACGGCCTAGAACACCTTAAACTCTGGAAAGACATCATCAAAGAAAGAATTCCTCAAACTGTACATGAGTACAACGTACAGAATTCTTATGGCGAAGAAGTATCTCCATTCTTCCAAATGGGTGGTACTCCTGTAAATACTGACGCTCAGTATGCCAGAGAAGTTATCCAAGTGAAATATCTTGGTACGCAAGGTTCTGTACAACATAACCTAACTCTTATTCAAGCTGCCCACGGTCCAGTTATCGCTAGAGAAGTTAAGAATAAGACTATTGAGCTTCTTGCTAGAAACGAAAGAACAATGTTTGAGGCTGACTCAGACATCAATGAGCTTGAGTACGATGGTATCGATAAGCAAATAGCTGAAAAAGAACAAGATGTAACTTATAAGTCAACAGCTTTCGCTGGTTATGAGTCTGCAGGTGCTGACGATTCAGTAATCATCGATGTACGTGGTACTTTTGATGACGAGCTTGCTGAAGATATGGCTCTTAAGAACGTTAACAATTTTGGTATGGCTATGGACTGTTATCTCGGTACAGACATCCATTCAAGATTCTCTCGTTCATTTTTTGCGAAGCAGAGAAACCTTCCTGGTGATACTCTTACTTCTGGTAACAGGGTTAAAGAGCACACTGGAACTCTTGACTTCCGTTTCAAGCCTTCTCTTTTCAACCGTCCAAGAAAGACTGCTCTTGCTGGATCTGTTTCTGCCTCGGCAGCACCTACTCTAGCAAATAATGCAGCAGCTGCTGACGCTGATTCTCAGTTCAAGGCGGCTGACGCTGGAACTTACTCTTACGTTGTTTCTGCCGTTTACAAAGACGGTGAAACTGTGGCTTCTGGTAGTGTGTCACAAGCTGTTGCAGCCGGTCAAGCTGTAAGTGTAGAAATCACTTACGCAGGCGCACCTCTTTACTTTAACGTTTTCAGAGCTCCTGTTGGATCAACTGAAGGTTATGAGTTCATCCAAAGAATTAAGCCTCTCGGAACTGGTGCAGCTCATAAGATTGATGTTAACGCTTTCCTTCCTGGGGCGGCTAAGGCATTCCTTCTTATGCACGACAGAGACGTTCTCACTTGGAAACAACTTGGTTCAATGATCAAGTATGACCTTGCGGTAACTGATACGTCTTACAAGTGGCTGCAGCTGATGTACGGAACTCCGTTGGTATCTGCTGGCCGTAAGCACGTAATTGCTAAGAACCTTCTTGACGCTTAATTGAAACGATAAATATTAAGTACTTAACGGCTCCTATTCAGGAGCCGTTTCTTTTTGTATTTACAGATCAAATAATAGCCTGTGCACACAAATCCTAAGTTATTGAAATCATTATAATATCAAAAATAACTATACTTTTTAGTGTACTCGACTATACTTTCGGTGTAATATGGTCTCATGAAAACAAAACTAAAAAAACTTGGAACATTCATTATTGACGTATTTATTGTTTATGTACTTTTAACTTGGTTTTACAACGGATTACAATATCTAGTAGGATAAGGAGACGGTTATGGATTTTAATAAAGAGATTGCGACAAATTTATTAGTTACAGCTTTTGAAGGCGGATCTAATTACTGGT